CTTTATGTTGGAATGGGTTATCGCTTAATGTCTGGTAGTGTGTTTGAGTTGATTGACTCTCTCGAAAGGCAAGATAATCGTTATGTTATTAAGTGAATCTGACTCCATCTATGCTGCTGATAGGTTTATTAATTATTATTCTCGGTTCCACCGTATTGATGATTATCTCAGGCATGTAAAGAGGGATAGGATATCTGATCGTCCTGGGTATCTTTTTAGTGCCGAGGAAGATATGTTTAATACATTTGATATGCATCCTAATCAGATGGATTTTGAGATTCATGTGGTTGATACCAGTGCAAAGATGACGCATAGGTATAATCAGTGGATGTATTCTGAGGTATTAAATCTTACAGCATCTAATGCTGTTGAAGAGGCAATACCTGGACGAACTCATAAGTGGATAGTTACAGAGAAGAAAACAAATAAGATAGTAGGTGTTGTTAGGTTTGGTTCACCGACGATTAATAGTAAACCACGTAATAATTATTTTGATAAGGTAGTTCCATTAAAAGAAATTAATAGAGATTTTGTGATGGGGTTTAATATTGTTCCCACACAACCATTTGGATATAATTATTTGGGAGGTAAACTTTTAGCACTGTTAGCTTCATCATATGAGTTGAAAAGACAGTTTGATGATAAGTATGGAACAGATATAAAATATTTTGAGACAACTTCCCTTTATGGGACAACCAAGGGAATGTCTATGTACGATGGTTTGAAACCCTTCTTGAGGCATATAGGGGACACTGAGAGTAAGTTCCTTCCACTATTCCATGATGATGAATTCCGTGATTTTTTCAATTGGTTCAATGTTAGAAACAACAATGAACGTCTTATCTCCGCAGATAAGTCTTCTAAGAAAATTAAAATTCAAACCAAGATGATTTCTATTATCAGAAAGTCTCTTAAGGATAAAGAGAAGTTAAAAGAGTTTAATGATAGCATCACACATGCTATGTCTCTTACTGAGAAGAAGAGGTACTATCTTGGTGACTTTAGACACACTGCTCAACAGGCAATTGAGTGGTGGAAGAAGAAGGCTTCCAAGAGATATGATAAATTAACAAAGGAAGGTAGAGTTCGTAGAGAATTGGAACTCTGGCAACCTGGAGCAGACCTGGAGATTATCCGATGAATCGACGTGAGAAGTTGAACAAACTTCGTGGTAGAAATGATTATGTTGATATCATCTTATAAGATGAGTAAGCATGCTCACATCAATGAGCATGAACTGAAACGTCTTGAGCATAGTATCAGTTCTATTAGAGATTTTAACAATGAAATTATTGTTTATTTGTTTTGTGACGACCCTTCTTTTATTCCCCATGATTTCATTCTTGATTATTCAGTAAGGGTTGAACCATTTGAGGAAGGATTTGATCATAATATGCTAAATGCATGGTCAATTCATAGGTGGTACAATCTAAAGTATTTTAATAAGGATCACAACCTTCTATACGTTGATTCAGATACTATATTCTATCAGGATCCTAAGTATCTTTTTGATACTTATTGTGTTCATGACGTATATGGTAGAGAAGAGTTTGGATTTAAATATGATCCAACCACTGGTGGTGGTAGGAATATAAGGGATCAATTAGATTTGGTTGATGCTTGTATCTACGATTTGGGTGGTAAGGTAGAGGTGTATAAGTATTGTCTTGGTGTTGTATTGTTGAATAATAGTGTCCATAAGAAGATTAGGGAATCTTTAGATGAACTATCACAATTGATGGAACAATTCAGAGCAAATGAAGTTCTCTTTCCTGTTCCTAATCAAAGGATAGTTGATGAGTATGGAGTGTGGGTTATGTTAAGTCGTCTTGGAGTTTCTACGGGGTTATTCTCTGTACAAGATGTTACACAAGGATGGCTTGAAGAGAAGCATATGGAGTATTTTAATCCAGTTGTGCTACACTATACTACGAAGAAGGAACAAGAGTTTGTTAGTTTTAACAAAATGAGGTTTGCTAATTTGGAGAGAGATTCTAAGAAGTTAGCAGAACATATTGATCCTTATTCTTCTCAACAGACAACTTCCCATATGCCTTCTGAGATGATTGAACTTGTAGCAGAAGATAGTAGTATTGTGGTTCCAGCATCAGGTGAAAATGATTACGTTTTTGACGAATAATGACTGAACTTAAAGATTGGTTGAACTCTATCAATTTCACTAAGGATGATTTAACATATGATGATCCAGATGCTATTAAGGATTACGCTCCTTACATTGTCAATCGTTGTCTTAGTGGACATCTCGACACGGTTCTTTATGCAAATGAGATGAACCTCCATAACCATATGGATAAGGACATGCAATATCAATTTTATCTAAATAGTCTGAGAAAACGGAAGAGATTTTCACCCTGGTTAAGAAAAGATAAAGTTGAAAATCTTAATATTGTTAAAAAATATTATGGTTACTCCAACGAAAAAGCTCTACAGGCCTTAAGACTTCTAACTAAAGACCAATTGACGTTTATTAAGCAGCGACTTGACACTGGAGGATACAAATGAGCACGGTCAAAGAACCAGAGGTTAACTGGAGTCAGGAATCTATGGTAGAGGTTCAGTTAAATGAACCTGATGATTTCTTGAAAGTTAGAGAAACTCTTACTAGAATTGGTGTAGCATCTCGCAAGGAAAAGAAGTTATATCAATCATGCCACATCTTGCATAAGCAAGGAAGGTATTACATCGTTCACTTTAAGGAACTATTCGCATTAGATGGAAAGCATGCTAATCTTACACCTAATGACGTACAGCGACGTAATCGCATTACTCAGTTACTATCTGATTGGGGACTTATTGAGGTCGTAAATCCAAAGTCTATTGGTGATATAGCACCTCTTAATCAAATTAAAGTTCTTGCATTCAAAGAAAAGGATGAGTGGACATTAGAAACTAAGTACAACATTGGTAAAAAGAAGGTAACACTTGAAAAATAAATTATCTGAACAATATCATGCAGTATGTAATGAATGTGGTGGCAAAGGTTGTGATGAATGTCACAGTGGTTGGCAATGCACAATGGAAGACATTGGCAAATGCAACAAATGTGCTATGGGGTGGAAATTAGGAAGTGAAAAAATTCATCTTTGACGTTGACGGGACTCTTACTCCCAGTCGGCAAATGATTACCACTGAATTCTTATCATACTTTACTAATTTTATATACAATAATGATACCTACCTAGTTACTGGTAGTGATAGACAGAAGACGGTAGAGCAAGTCACTCCACAAATATACAATAACTGTACGAGAGTATATAATTGCTCTGGTAGTGATGTGTATGAGGGTGATAAGAATGTGTATAGAGATGAATGGTCATTGCCTTCTGATGTAGAGGGTTTTTTATATGATGAATTAAATTTTAGTCAGTTTCTTATTCGTAATGGGAATCATATTGAACATAGACCTGGTGGTGTTAATTTTACTATCCTAGGTAGAGCAGAGGATCCTTTTATTGGTAGAGACAGGTATGTTAGATGGGATCAACAAACTAATGAGAGGCAGGATATAGCAGAGAGAATTAGGGATCGGTTTCCTGATTTAACTGTTGCTGTTGGAGGACAGACTGGACTTGATATTGGACCTAAAGGTTCTGATAAGAGTCAGATACTAAGAGATTTTAATGAAGATGATGAATTATATTTCTTTGGTGATAGGATGGAAGAGGGAGGAAATGATCATTCTTTGGGAGAAGCAGTTAAAAACATGGGCGGTTATACGTACCATGTTACAGATTATGTGGATACCCACCTACGTCTTATAGAGTTAACCGAACCCAAGTAGACTAGGTAAGTGATATAATTAGTATGTCGCCGTAAGGGACAACAAAACACAAACTCGCTTTTAAAGGAGCTACTATTATGGGTAACCTAGTAAGGTACCGTTCGTCTGATCTTCCAGAGCTAATGGATAAGATCATGAAGAACAGCATAGGAATCAATGATGATTACCTAGACAGATTTTTTAATGTTCCAACATCACACACGTCTAACTATCCACCATTCAACCTCATCCAAGTAAACAATGTCGAATCGAGACTCGAAGTCGCCCTTGCCGGGTTTAAGAAAGATGACATCAAAGTCTTCACGGAGTTTGGAAAACTATATGTGGAAGGCAAAAAAGAAGAATCAAAAGATGCTGGAGAATTTGTCCACAAAGGATTGGCCCAACGGTCCTTCACCAGACACTGGACGCTCGCTGACGATACAGAGGTACGACAAGTCAGCT